GCGCTGAGATCTCCGCGTCTCGGTGTGCATTTGCTACCCACTTGAACCAAACCATTCGTCCTCCGCTCTGTGTTAGTGGCTGGGAGAGGTGGAGGTCACCAGTCTCTCCCAGCCGTAGATGATGCCGTTCGACTTAGAACGGCAGGTCCTCAAACTTGTCTTCGCTGCGCTCAGGCTCGCCGCTCGGCTGCTGCTGTGCGTTGACCCACGCGATGCTCGGCTTGCGCTTGCAGAACTGACCGTCGCTCTTGCCGGAGCAGGCATAGAACCCTTGGTACTCACGACCGGTCTTGCTGACCCCTGCTGGCTTGAACGACCAAGCGGTGCGGTGGTCTGGGCATTCGCCCTCAGCGAAGAGCATTGCCGCTGCTACGGCCACATCGTTCGTGGAAACCGACGGCTGCGATGCCCTCACAGAATCAACGGAGACCGCCCTAGGAGCCACGGAGAGGCTCGCTCCTGTGCCTGACGCATAAAGAGACCGACCTACCCCAATCTGGGCAGCGCAGCGGCGCAGAGCGTCACTGGCTGCTGACTTGAGTGGCTCGTCATCCTGAGCGCTGTTGGGATAGCCGAAGTCCTGTCGGACCGTGGTGACGCCATCGATCACGGCGACCAAGGTGCCGTGTACGACGGCGCGCTGGGCATCTGCAACCTTGACCTCAAACTGCCAGCCAGCCAGACCCAAGACATCGTCTAGGCGCTGTGCGACGGCTCGCGCATCTGCGTAGGTGAAGGTCATTCCGCCGCGCCCTGGACGCTGCTTCAGATCCGTGCCGGTGAACGGTGCGGCCAGTGCCGCTGCGATTTGCTTACTCATTGCTTCCCTCCTTAGGAACTGCGTGCAAGTGTTTTTGGGGAACTCGCACATACCCCTCTCCGCTATCGCGGCCAACCTGCCAACCCTTGTCGGCTTTGATCCAGCCGATCACATCGACCTGCGTGTAGCCAGTCTCAGGGATGGGATACGCCAGAACGACATAGCGCCCTAGCGTTCGATCCTTCTCCCTGACCACTAATCCAGCGTCAGGATTGCGAACGCGCTTGACCTCAATGTTCTCGCCGACATCTGGCTCGTCGCTATGCAGGTGATGCTCACCGGCTGGCCAGACCTTGGCGTGCCACTCGGCATTGAAGACTCGTGCCACTGCACACTCGGCAGTAGCGGCTGCGAATGATGCCACCGTATCGTCCTCCATTTTCTCGCGGTGGTAATACGACTTGTCCTTGCTGTTGCGGTTCGCCAGGTTGCGACCATCGCCGACCAGGCGAGCCTCTACCACCTCAGCGTCAGTGAGTTGATACAGCACGCCGCGTGGCACATAGGTCACGCCCCATCCTCCTTGCCACCAAAGACTCGGAAGACTCGCGCACCTGGCTTCTCTGCGGTGAAGCGCTTGACTGCTTCGCCGTAGGTGTCTGGCGCGACGGTTCGCAGAACATCCGCGATGCTCTCCCAGTCCACCTTGATGCTGCTCTTGTTGGTCTTCCAGGTGGCGAGCCACCCCTGACCCTTGACGCCTTCGCCGTCGGCGATGGCTTCCTTGATGGCGATGGCCATCTCCTTCAGCGCGGTGTCGGCAGCCTCTGCCTCAGCCTTCGCTTCGATGTAGAGCCGCGCGATGTGATCCAGTTGCGGATCAGCCACGGCGTAGGTGTTGCTGCTCTGCGGCTTGACTTCAGCGAGCGTGTCGCTGTCGTTGCCGGTCAGCGGTGGCGGAGTCTTGGACTGCACCAACTCGCGGAACAGGACGGCCTTGTCAAACAGTTGCGTCTGGTAAACAGGGTCAGCCTCAACTCGCTCAATGCGGAACACCAAGCCAGAGAGCAGGACTGCGACATCGCAATACTCAGCCCCAGTGATGAACATCTGCCACTGCACCTGATCGACATACTCAGGTGGCACTGGGTACAACTGCCAGCGGCTGCTCGTTGAGGTCTTGATCTCTACGAGTCCTGTGGTGTCGCCAATGATGGTGCGGTCCAGTGAGGCCATTGCCCAAGGAAACTCCTTGAGGCGCACGATGCCATTGGACTTCCGCAACTTCTTGCCAGTCTCGGCGGTGTAGTAGTCGGCGACTGCCTGCTCTAGCAGTTGACCGCGCTGCGCGGCTGCTCCGACTTCCTGCTCACCGACCTGACCTGTCAACTCCGCCCAGAGACGGTATGCCGTCTTGTACGGCGAGGTGCCGTTGATGGCCGTGATGCCGGTGGCGGTGATGCCGCCCTTTCGCATCTCGAACCACTCTGGACTCCGCTGCGGTGCGGATACAAACTCAAAGCGCTTGCTCACTTGACCTCCTGTGTCTTCTTCAACGCCTTCACTGCGGCGCGCAGTTTGCTCTTCGCTTCCGTCAGGCGCTGCTTGTCGCCTGTCTCGTAGATCTCTACGACCTTCTGCCAATGGCTGACGCAGCAGTCAGGGCAGAGACGCTCAATGAGATCTGGCTTGACCTCCGTCGCCATCTGCCGCCAGCAGATCGTGCACTTCCACTTGGTCACTGCGTGCGACCGAATACCGGCTGGCTCTTGGCGATCTGGATCAGCAGCGCCCAGCAGACGCCGCAGATCTGGTCACGCTTCTGCGTTGACTTGGTCTTGATCGGTGACTTGCAGTAGGCGCACTTCATCGTGAGACCAACTTCCAAACCAAGACGGCCAGTACCCAGAACGCCATCACGGCGACGGTGTAACTGAAGCGCTGTCGGTTGTGCGCCTCTCGTTCGAGTCGCTGATAGTCGCTGAGAAAGTGCGGACGCACGACCATCTTGGGCGTGGTCTTTCGGTTGACTTTCATACCTTCCCTCCCATCACGATGAATGCAACTAGATAGCCGATGACTGCATACAGCCCCAGGATGATTCCGTGAACCAAGCCGGTACGAATAGCGGCGCGCATTAGCGTGCCGCCTTCAGGGTGATGCTGTTGTTGACGCACTTGACCTTGTAGACGATTGGGTTCATCTGGTAAGCAGTCACGCGAACCTTGCCAGAGAAGTTCTGGCCATTCGATGAACTGAATCGGAAGCCCTCACCCAGAAGGGTGATGACTGCTGCCGGATAGTTCTCGCGAACGATGCGGCTGACGATTGACATTGCGATGTTGCCACGCATTTTGACCTCCTATGTCAGTCCAGCCGAATGGCTGGTTTCCTCCTGACAAGGTCAGTATAGGGTCAACGGTTTAGACCTGTCAACCCTGTTGCGCGGCTATTTTTTATGCAGGGTGGATAGCCCCTGGGTGAAGGAGGGATCACCCAGGGGAAGCCGTCTAGGACGGCTGCGATAAGTCCTCTAGGCTGACGGCCACCAAGAGCCGGAGGCAGACCCCACAGAGCAACTCGCCCAGTGACTCAACCTCCCAGACTCTGGCGACCATCTCGCAGACAGAGCAGTTGCCGAACGGCTTCGGCACGATTTACTTGTGAGGGCCGTTGCCGTTGGCGATCTCTGCCTTCGCCTTGCCGATACCGAACTTAGGATCGTCAGGGTTCAGGGCGCGCACGATGACCTGGAGGCAGGCTGCGATGGCGCCTGCAAAGATCATATCCGCCTGGTCAGCGTCTAGGCGTGTGATCTGGGAGCCGCTCGCCAAGGCGATGGCGAGTCCAGTGCCGAGACCTGTGCGGAGCGCTTCGATCACCATCTCGTCAATGCCGGTATTGGCGACGATCCAGCCGAGCGATGCCGCAGCCTTAGCGCGGAAGCCCTTCTTGCCGTTGGCTGCCTTCGCGGCTTCAACGAGCGCAGAGATGGCTTCCTTGCCCTTGTCATCCCAGTCAACGCGCTGGAGGGCCGCTTCAGCGTCAGCGATGACGGCGGCTGTCTTAGTACCCTTTGCCATTGGAACCTCCTTAGCGTGGCTGGTTGGTGCCTGTACGACGATTGTAGGAGCAGGTGCAGGAGCGCTCACTGGCGCTACCACAGGAGCAGGTGCCACGACTGGCGTTGCGGCTGGAGCAGGAGCGGCGACCTTGCCAGGGTGCGTGACGATCAGCAGGCACTTGTAGTCGACTGCGACCTTCTTCGCCTTGACCTTGCTGTTAGCGATCTGGCGCAACTGGGCCTCTGTGACCGGCACGCCGTACTTCTCAGCGGCGGCCTTCTCGTCGCGCGTCGGACACGCCCACTGCCAGCCGTCAACATCGTCATAGCCTGCGGAGGTCATATGGCCGTATCCAGCCTTTAGGTGTGCAGGGTCTTTCTTGATCCACCACTTCTTCCAGACATCGTGCCACTTGGAGATCCGCACATCTGGGTAGCCGACTGGCTGCTGCACCCAGACCATCAACGCCGCGCCACCCTTGGCTGCGGCGACTGCGTCCTCCCACGACTTTGCGTAGCGAGCCTTGCCGCCGAGTACGGCGATGGTCTGCGCGGCTTCCTTCAGTGAGCCGCCAGCGTCAGAGATCCCCTGCTTGTCCTTGCGCCCTGTCGCCTTCTCGAATGCGGCGACGCCTTGCGCGGCGGTGTAATCCACGGTGTAGCCAGAAGCCCACGAGACGGCGGCCGCACAGGATGACCAGGTGCAGTCATCTAGGATCTGCTTAGAGCCTTTGAGTTGCGCCTCGGCGTCGGCGTAGAGTTGTGACTTGACCTTGTACTTCACGCTGCGTTCTCCTTCTTGATCAGTACGGCGACTGCTCGACCGGCTGCGTCAAAGTCTAGCGCGGCGCTGATAGGGAACCCCTCAGTGCAGCCCTCCGAGTAGTCGTTGCCGTCTTCGCCCTGCTTCCAGAGCGTACCGCCAAAGGCGCTGTTCTCGGTGTTCAGTACGAGAGCCACCCACTCACCTGGCGCGGTATTGATCCGCGTCCAACCCTGCTCGTGGATCTGCTCGATGTGGTCTGCTGCGCTCATTACTCCTCCATCCACCTAAGTGGTCCAGTGACTAGCCAGATGATTGTCAGCCCACCGAATAGCGTCGCCATCGTGGACTGCGTGTCGCCTTCTGGCAGAACAACGACAGCAAAGAGCAAGCCTAGGATCGTCCAGGCTCCGCCTACCAGGTCAACGATAATCCGCTTGATCATTTCCCTGCCTTTCTGGCTGCACTTGCAGCGGCTGCACTGGCGGCGGTCGATGCTGCGGCGACGGCCGCACTGGCTACCTGACCGACGATGATGGCGATGGCGACTGGCGCAGCCTTCTCCTTCTCGACCGGAGAGAGATCCTTGCCGAGATTGGCGATGGCTTCTACAGCCTGCGACACGGTCTCCGCTACTGCGGCTGCCGCCTCTCCGACTGCTTCGCTCACTGCCGCGATTGTCTCACCGACTACCGCTGCTGCTTCTTCCGCAATGTTATCTGGCGAAGGCTCAGGTGTTGGTGTTGGCTCCACGCTTGGCTCAGGTGTCGGCGTCTCTGTCGGTGAAGGTTCTACTGACGGTTCAGGAGTAGGTACAGGAGTGGGAGTAGGAGTAGGGGTGACTGTCGGAGTAGGAACTGGCGTCGGCTCGGCCGTGGGCGACGGCTGGGGTGTGGCAGTCGGTGACGGCTCTG